ACGACGATGTCTGCCGTGTCGGCAATCGCATTCAGGTTCTCGGCAACGGTCGTGCCGCCAGCGCCGGGGGGTTTCTTGACCGGCGCGGTGGCATAACTGAACTCGCCGGAGGCCGGGATTAATGTCACCGCCTTCACCAGCCCCTCGGCGGTGTCGGCATCCGCCAGCGGCCGGAACACCTCAAAACTGATCTGCGGCAGGCGATTGCCGAAACCACTGAGGTTCAGTTCCTCAAACACAACATAGGCAGTGCCGCGATAGGCGGGGGTGTTGGCCGCGCCCATCTTGGCTGCAATGAACGGATCGGGGCTCTGTGCCTCGTCGCCGGGATACCAGCGCCAGGTGACGCCGGTCATATCCATCGCCTTACCGTCGGCCCAGACGCGGCCGATGCCGGTGATCTCGCCCTCGCAAAGCGCCACGGCGAAGGAGGCATAGTACAAATATTCGGTCGTCTTGACTTTGCCGCCCCCGCCACCCTTGCCGCCACCTTGGGTCGTGGTCTTCGTCTCCTCGCGGAAATCGGTGGCCCAGATGATATTGCCGCCGATGCGCATCCGGCCGTAGAGGCGCGGGATCACGGCCCCTTCGGTCGCGGAGGTGATCCGCAGGCCGTCAAGGCGCGCGCCCTTGATGCGTTGAGCGGGAGCGAGGGAGGACACGATCCAGTTGTCGACCAGCGACCCCACGCTCGATCCGATAAAGCCGCCGATAGTGACGGCGCTTATGCCAAGCAGCCCGCCGCCGATGGAACCACCGATCGCGGAGCCAACCGCGCCGAGTACAAGAGATGCCATGTGAGGACTTTCAGATCTTGCTGGAGCGTGGGAACAGGAAGGCGAAGGCGATGCGCCGCCGCCATGTCGGGGTCAGAATTTCCTCGACGACGCCAAGCCGTTCATAAGAATGGATGAAGCGGTCGGGCGCGGTCAGGATGCCGACATGCTTTGCAATGGCGCGTGGGGCCATGCGAAACAGGATCAATGCACCCTGACCGGCCTCGGAGTGGGCAACCTCGATCATCATGCGCTGTGCGCCGTCCGCCAGCACTTCGCATGGTCCTGTCTCGCCCCAATCCCGACTGTAGGGCGGGATCGGGAAAGGTTCGTTCCCGACCACGTCGCGCCAGACGCCGCGTGCCAGCCCGAGGCAGTCGCAGCCGATCCCGCGCAGACTCGCCTGATCGTGATAGGGCGTGCCGAGCCATGCCCGCGCTGTGGCGACAACGAGGACGGGATCAGCGATGGCTCTCGTGCATCGTGAGACGATGCACTGCCGCCCGCCGTTTCCAACAGAAACGTCGTGCATCACAGCACGCTCCCTTCATGGCCGCCGTCTTGGCTGGCATAGCGCAGAACTGCATCCTGCCCCGGGATGTTCGGGAACCCGCGAAAGTTGGCGGTGTTGGCGAACTTCGCGCCGCAGGTGGCGATGCGCTTGTCGCAGCCCGCCCGTGCGATGAAGCTGTCCCCCTCGGCGATTGCACGCACCGGGGCTTCCAAGAGGGTCAGGGTGGCGATGGCATCGGCCAATCCATGGGCCAGAACTTCGGTAATGCGTCCGGCATTGGCACCATTGGTCCAGGTGACCGTGCCAGAGGTAAACCAGCCTGCGTCAAACGCTAACAGGCCAGACACCATGCACGCCCGGTCGCGCAGCAGATCAGTGACCACGCCGAACCCTTTGTAGATGGCGTTTTCCAGATCGATCCCGCAGCGCGCATCGCCCAACGCCGCATCACACCCCGCCTGAAACGTCCGCCCGACGGTCTGGCCCAGCACATGCGCCAGCGACCGCACCTCGGCCACGAACGCCATGCGGCCGCGCCGGATTTGCCCCACTGCACCGCGCCGCAGCAGCACCCGCTGGCTGGTGTCGGCCCAGTTCACCCGCCACAGCTCGACCGCCGCATTGTCCCAGCGCCCATCGAGGATATCGGTTTCGGTGATCCGGTCCGAGGTCAGCACGCCACTTGCGTCCTGTGCATCGACGGCCAAATCAGAGCCGGAGCGAATTTCTGAGGCCGCAAACCCGCTTTCAGGCTCAAACTCGGTGCCATCGAAACTGAGGGCGCGATCATGATCGGTGAAGCCCAGCGTCACCCCGTCCGCGCGAGAAATCCGCCAGCACCAAGACAAGGTGGTGGTGCCATCGTCCAGATGTGCCTGCAGCGCGGGAGAGAGGGATTTCATCTGCGGATCTCCAGCAGTGGGATGGATGTGATCGATCCCAGCCGTTCGATATCGAGGGTGACATCAAGCGTGTCGGTGTCGAAGCGGACGGGCACATCGAATTCGAAGCCCGCAGTGATCGCGATGCCTGCACCCGGGGCGGCAGCGAAGGTGACGCTGCCGGTGGCGGTGTCGACGCTCCAGCCGGTCATCTGTTCGACGCCGTTCAGGGCGAGGCGGACAGAGCCTGCGACCGGCTTGGCGATGGCGCGGGTCCAGCTTTGCGCGCCGGAAGTGTAGCGCTTCAGAAGGCCGAAGGCGGTAACGGCACCATTGCCGGTGCCGATGGGCTGGTCGGTCGGGGCCACGGCCTGCGACGGCAGACTGGACTTGTAGTCGGCCCAATCCTTGTACCGGAAGCCATGCAGGCGGCCGTTGTGCGTCTCGAAGAAGGCGACGACCAAAGCCAGATCATCGGCACGACGAATTCCATAGGCCACATCAAAGCGGCGACGCGAGTTGGCCCAGCTTGCGTTGCGTTCCTCGTCGCCGCTCGCCAGCTCGACAATCTGGGTGCGCCGTTCCGGTCCACCGCGAGCGCCACGGCTGATATTGTCGGGAAAGCGCACCTCATGGAACGCCATCACATGCCCCTCCGACCGAGAGATACGGCGCGGGCGATGTCGGCCGCCACCTGCGTGCGCGATTGCCGGAAGCTTTCGGCGTCACGGGACATGATGGTGACGGAGATATTCGGGGCGGCGCTCTGCCCTTGGCCATAGCCAGCAGCATCCCGGCGCGACAGAACCCGCTCACCCCGTTGCAGGATCGCCGGAACCTCGTCTGGGCGCAGTCCCGCCCAGCCCCCAGAATGCATCCGTGGAGCGCCCGCGAAGGCCATGGCTGGAACCATGCGCCCCGAGCCCGGCGATCCGACCACGCCTCCGCCATGCAGGATATCCGCGAACAACCCACCCGCACCGCCCAGCGCGCCCGAGAGCGCATCGGCGATAGGCCCGAGGATGAAGCGCCGCGCCGCCAGCTTGGCCAGATCGGCGATCATCGACGTGACCAGATCGCGGAAGTCGAGCTTGCCGGTTTTGACGAAAGTAGCCACCGCGTCTTCGGCGCTTTGGAATGCACCGACCAGTGTCTGGCCGATATCGCCACCAATGTCGCGGGCCTTGGCGGCATAGTCGGCAAGCGCTGCGGTGACGGCAGCCCAACCTGTTGCCGCTGTTTGGGCAGCGGCGGCCGCTGCTGCCCCGGCATTGCGTGCGGCGGCTCCCGCACCACCGGCAGCGGCGGCAGTCTCGTCCAATTCCAGCCCGAGCGCATCCGCCGAGGCCGCAGCATCGGCCAGTGCGGCTTCAGCTTCAGTACCGGTGCCGGTCACGGCGGCGTGCAGCGCTTGCCAGCTGGTCAACGGTCGACCGGCGGCATCCGCCAGCATGCCTGCAGCCTCGCGATAGCCGTCGGCGCGGCTCCGCGCGTCATCAGCCATTGTGCCAAGACCGAGGTCAGGTGGTTCCAGATAGGTGCGCGACAGCGCGGCGGAGAAGGCATCGGCTGCGGCGGCCCCCGCTGCGGTTGCCGCACCCTCAAACGGGTTACCGATCCGCGTCAGGTCCACCGGATCCAGCGTGCCGATCCTGATGCCACCTTCACCCGTTGCCCATTCCGGCAGCAGCGCTAGCGCTGCGTTCAACCCGGTGATGAAAGTGTTGATCCGGGTGACGACACCGTTCAGCATCGCCTCGACGCCGGAGATCAGACCGTTTGCGGCCTGAAAGGCAAAGTCACCGATGGCACCGGGCAGACTGCCCCAGATCGCCACGGCTGCATCATAGGCCCCCTGGAAGATGGCCGCCGTCCGGTCGCCGAAGCTGATTACGCCCGCGATAGTGCTCTCAAGTGCTGTGAGACTTGCGGCCTTCAGCCCCTCCCAACCTGCCGCCATGCGAGCAAATGCACCATCGAGCGCCAGCCCCATCCGCGACCAGACCTCCTTGGCCAGATCGCCAAGCAGGCGAAACGCCTCTCCAACGCCGCCAACCCGGGTGACGAGTTGCGAGAATTGATAGACCAGCTCACCCGCGCCGACGATCAGCGCCCCGATCCCGGTGCGGATCAGCGCCCCGCGCAGGAAGACCAGAGCGGTGGCAAGCCCACGCACCGACAGCGCCGCCGCCGCCATACCAGCCACCCAGCGCCCGGCCATGATGCCCGCGAACGTCGCGGCATAAGTGGTCAGCCGTCCGAGGTTGTCGAACAGAGCCTTGATCGCGATGCCCAGCGGCCCGGTGCGGCTGGCAATAGCGGCCATGGCGTTGGCCACTGCCTCCAACGCAGGCGCCGCAGCGACAGCAAGCTGGTTCGACAGCCCGCGCCAGATCAGGCCCAACCGTGAAATCGCGTCATTGGTGCGTTCGATCTGGTCAGCGTCAGCTTCGGAAACGACAACCCCGAAGGCAAGCACGTCCTCGGTCGCCTGGCGCAGTGTCGCAGTGTCGATCCGGGTGAACACCAGCGCCGCGCGGTCGCCGAAGAGCTGTGAGGCCACCGCCGCGCGTTCGGCTTCGGGGATAAACTGCCCCAGCGCCTCCTGAATGGCCGCGATGCGCGCATCGAGCGGCAGGCGCTGCAACTGCTCGGCCGAGAGGTGCAGGCGGTCCAAGGCATCGACCGCTGGTCCGGTTCCGGCGGCCGCCTGGCTCAGCCGCCGCGTCAGTTGTACGGTGGCTTGCTCGACCTGACCCATCGACACGCCCGCCAGATCGCCCGCCCGCTCCAGCACCTGAAGGCTGGCGACGGTCGTGCCGAGAGATTGCGCCATCTTGGCCTGCGCATCGACGGTCTGCAGGCCCGACCGGATCATCGCGACCCCCGCCGCCGCCAGCGCCGCAGTGGCAGCCGCTGCGGCAAGCGTGGCGCGGCGGGCAAAGGCGGCAACGCGCGCATTCGCCATGTCCATCTCGCGCGACAGCCGCCCGAACCCGCGCGCGCCTGCCTCGCCTACTCCTTCCAACTCGGCGCGGACCTGGCGGCCGCCCTCCGCCACAAGGCGGACGGATACGCGTTTTTCAGCCATCGCGGCTTCCTTCCATTTGTTCGTTCAATTTGCGGACCATCACGGCCTCGATTTCTGGCAGCAGTTCGGCGGCGATCAGGGTGTTCACGCCCAGCGCCTGTGCGAGTGCGAGGGCCGCGCCCATGTCCCAGCCGAGGACCGCGCCGGGGATCACCCGCAGCTGGCCACCAAGGCGACCGACCAGATCCCAGACCTGCCAGCCCTCCGGCGTTTGCGGCTGGTTCAGTCTTGCGGGGCAGTCGGGGCAGTTGCCCTCGCGGCCCTCGAAGGGTGGGCAGGCCGCGCAGTACCGATCGCCCCCGCCGAAGGACCACTCGGCGAGGGCGCGGAGACGTTTTTTTCCGCGTCCAGGATCAGGCCACGCGCAACGTATTGGGTCTGGAACGCCTCAAAGACCGGCCAGATTTCCAGAAGGGCATCGATGCCGTCGGGGGTGACGGGTACGATATTGCCTGCGTCATCGCCGACACCTTCCCAATCCAGCACCGCGCGGCGGGCCACGGCCTTGGCCATGGCGAGGGCCAGTTCCTCTTGGGAAGCACCCTCAGACAGTGCCTCGATTGCCGGATCGGCGCGGGCCGAGACCATCAAGGCGGTGGTCAAAGGAGCGACCAGCAGGCGCAAACCGGGTGCCAAGTCCAGCCATTGTGGCGTGGCGGTCAGGTTCAAACGGATCATCAGTATGCCTCGATATCGTTGATAAGGGTTGCGGTGCACATGCGAGCGGGGCTAGCGGCTTTCGCCGCTTGCCAGTCAAAGGTGGCCTGCACGCCCTGCGGCCCGGAAATCTCGATCCGGGGGCGCGGCAGGTAGACGGCGTGGACGGTGAAGGTGAAGCTATCCCCGGAGGGCAGGACATAGGCGAAGCTGATCTCGCAGGGATCGCCATTGATCGCCTGCGTCACCAGCGTGCTGTCGGCAAAACGAACCTCAATCCGGCCGGTCAGGGCGGCGATGGACGGGTCTGCCCCGTCTATCTTGCCGTCGCTGCGGATCGTTTCGATCCGGTCGAGGTTGTTCGCGTAGGTGATTTCGGCCGAGACCACGTTCCCGAGGGCGCTCCCGTTCCGGCTGATCGCGCCGTTGAAATGACCGAACCGCTTCAGCGCCAGTTCAGCAGGCGTGCCTGCGCTGGTCGTCGTGGCGATGGTCTCGCCTTGTGCCACCAGCCGTGCTGTGGCGGTCAGCAGGCCAGAGCGTTGCACCTGCCACGACAGCTGATCCAGCACGCAGCCGGAATACATCGCAAAGCGCGGCACCTCAGGCATGCCGGTCTCGATCGACATCGATGGCAGGGTCCAGCCGCCCGAGCGGAACTCATGGGTGTATGGACCAGCGCCAGAGGTGATCGGATCCCCGAAGGCCGCCTTCAGCCAGAACCCGAAGGCTTCGGCATCAATCGGGACCATCACATCGCCATCAGCCGTCACCGCGTCCTTGATCGGGGCGAGAGGGTCGCGACCATAGCCAAGCAATTCGCTGTTCAGGAGCGGTTGTTCCGAGCCCAACGAAGTGCTGGCGAAGGGCATCTTCGTAAACCCACTGACCGGCGGGGTGCCGTAAACCGTCTCATACGCGAGCGCCATCTGCGCCCGCGCGCCTTGCGCACGTGCCATATCTTTCTCCTAATTATACGGGGTGTCAGGCCAGAGGGCCGGTGGTCGTATAGTGCAAGACGACGGTGATCACCGCCGCCTTCAGCGCCGCCGCGCCCTCAATCGGTAGATCGACCGAGGCTGGGGCCTCCGGTTCAACCCAGTCGCAGAGACCGCCAAGCGTCCGGTCTGCTTCCAGCGCAGTGCCAATGGCTGCAATCAAGCTGTCGAATGCTATGGCGCGGCCATTCGGTGCCTGGACGACCACTTCCAGTTCGGCGCGGTGCTGGTAGTGGTAGCGAAAGGGCGACAGCGTCACCTCCGGCTCGCCCGGCTGGCCATCGCGCAGGATGATCAGCCCCGCCACCGGGATACGCTCGGGCAGTACTTCGTCACGCAAGGTGAGGGCGGCAAGCGGCTGTAGTCGCGCAAGCAGCGCGGCGAGGACGGTTTCGCGAAGGTAAGGCATTGGATTTGGACAACTAGCCTCTGACCATTCGGACAATCCGCCCGATTTCAATTTCTTCTGGCTTGGGTTCTCCAGCCTGATGGAAGAGAATCTTGTCACTTGGGCTGATCGGAACCGTGCTGAACGGCTGGCTGAGCGATATCAATGGCGATGAACCAAGCAGCGCTGAAAAGAACAGTGCGATCTTGTTGCGGGTGCAAAGGACCTTTACCTCCGCACCGCTCGAAATTGACTTGAGTTGATGTCGGTCCTGACCGACACGCAGTTCAAGTAGGTCGCCAGACAGAACCCTGCCTCCAAAAAGCTCAATCTTATCAAATGTCTCAAGTGATGTGATTGCTTGCACAGCGGAAACGTAGTCACGCGATGGGACCGCTTTGAAGAAACCATCTGCAGCAATCATGCTGGCTTCTTGATCGAGGCAAAGTTCCAGAACCGATATAAGGAACCGCTCAGCGAATCCCGTCGCTTTTTGGTTGCCTAAGAATTTCTCAAGCTCGTGGTTCATTACAATTTCATCGCGCTTCGCCACTTCAAGGGGAACGTTCAGATTTTTATTCCAGAAGATGACCCTGCAGACCCTCGCATTCGGTACTTTAATATTCCGAGATTCGAGAAGTGAGCAAAGGCAGTCCAGCTTATCTTTATTCTTCGCCAAAGGGTTCTCATGGGATATCTCATTCCTGTTGCGCCTTTCCTGTACCCACCTCTCCCCGTCAATGCGCAGCCGCCCAGACCAATTCTTAATTTCGATGGCACTGATTTGTTTTGGAGAAATAACAATTAAATCAATTTCGTAACGACCTTTTCCACTGGGTTGAATATTTCGGGGTACACGTTTCGAATGGAATATGCTGGCAGTTTTCCATGTGAGGTGATTGGTGACCATCGATCTCAATGCTTGTTCCGCATCCCGTCCCGCGGCAACTTCTTCCAGTTCGACTTCTCGACTTGCAGATACGATTTCCCGCCAGGTCTCGAGTCGTTGCGCCTTGCTGCTTTGCCTGTTCATCCAGTTTCCTCGTCCGTGTTTGCCCCTTCATAGCAATCCTTTGCGCTTCTCGCAAAGGTCTATGACTGCTTCGTCTCCACCCAATTCGCCACGATCAGCCTTGGTACGCCGTCCACGGCCCGTTCCGCATCCCGCGCCAGATCCAGCCGCTTGCGCAGTTTGACCTGCGGCACCAGCAGGAAGATCGGCACGGTCGCCAAGCCGCGTCCGGTTTTGGACTTTGACGCCACAGCCCGACCTTTCGAGTTCAGCCGCCCCTCCGCCACCAGCAGGCTTGGCCCCCGGCGGCGATAGATGAAACGCAGGCGCAACCCTGTGCGGCGTTCCCATTCGCTGGGTGTGATACGGCCGCCTTTGCTACTTTTGCCTGCTGCCGCAGTCGGGATCGCAAGCCAGAACCCGTTCTTGGACCGGATCAGTGGGCCGGTGTCATGCGCACTGATGATCACCGGGGCGTTGGACCAGACCAGTGCCGCCGCGTTCAGGCTGTCGCTGGATTTGGGGAAGCTGGCCAGGCGGATGCTGTTGCCAAGCCTTATGCCCAGCCCAGCGCCGGTGATCTGTGTCCGCCAGGCGAATTTGAGACCGGTGCCAGCCTCTCGCATGGCGGCTGACACTGCCTTTTCACCGGCAGCGATTTCGGCCTGCATCAAAGCGGCGATGTCGGGATTGATCTCGATCCTGAGCCTCATGTTGGCCGCAGGTCCAGCGTCCAGATCAGGCGTTCGCGATCCCGCATGGGTTCTCCTTGGATCGTAAAGCTGTCGGCCCCGATCACGATCAAGTCGCCAGAGCGGGGATCGGACAGGTCTGCGACGCGCACGTCCACCATCATGGTGTCGCTGACGAAGCGCCCAGCCCCGAATTCGGAGATGCGGTCCGGCGCGCGGCGGATGACACGGATTGGCGTTTCCTCTGACGTGGTGGCCGAGATCCACAGGGCTACCACCGCCATGGACGGGTTGGCATAGATGCGGTCCATGGCGACGACAAAGACGTTCATGGCGGACCCGTCAGTTCGAGGTGTGAATGCGGATCGCGATGCGTGGCCGCTTGTTGACCGGCAGGATCGAGGCCTCTGTCATGAGATCAATCCAGCGGCCTTTCTCGTCGAGATGCTGGCGGGCATAGAGTGGCAGGCCCATGGTGTTGGCCGCCTCCAGCAGGTTGGCCGGGCCGCCATAGGTGGTGAAGGTGTCCATCGTGCCCAAGGGGAAGGCGATACCCTCGCTGGCTGGGACCAGCCGTTCGGTCGCCTTGGTGGAAAGGGTGACGGTGCCCGAATATTCCTCGAACACGATGCCAGCAAAGGGAAAGTTGCGGCGCACATCTTGGCGCAGGGGCTGCGCGCCCGTGGCGGCATAGAACTTGTAGGCCTCTTCGGTCTTGGGGTGCGCGATCAGCTTGTCGAAGAATTCCCGGCTGACGAGGGCATGCACATCGTTCATGCTTTCGCCCAGCAGGTTGTCTTCCATCGCGCGCAGGACTTCGCGCACCTTGCCCTGAACATTGGTGCCAGCCGTGCCCAGCACGAAGTCCACCGAGATTTGCGCGAGACCAAACTCGGTGAAGTAGTTGTAGAGCGTGGTGCCAGCGCCGTCTTTGACAATGCCGCGCAGCGCGTTCATCTCCATGTATTCGCGGGTCTGGGCGTGCTTGCGGCGCATCAACTGCAGCTTGCGGTTCATCACCTCGACCAGCGGATCGGCACCATCGAAGATGCCCAGCGCGGGTTGGCCTTGGATATCACCCGGCAGGATCACGTCATCATGCGGGATCCACGGCAGGACGAAACTGCGCATGGACCGGCCCTCCCGAGTGCCGACAGTGGCGGGACCGCCCAGAGGCACCGAGGGCAGCAGGTTCAGCACGCCCTCGTATTGCTCGATGATCACCGAGCGCTGGCTGACACCCTCGAAGCGAAACAGGCCGATCTGGCCAAGGCGGGTGTAGAGGTTGGGCAGGATATTGATGGCCTGCGTCATCTCGGCCAGCGAATAGCCGCCAGCGTCGAAGGGGTTGCGGACAAGGGTCATGGGGTGCTCCGGGGGAAAGAGGGATGGATGTGGATGCGCCGCGCCGGTGGCGTCAGACGCCGTCGCGGGGGATGATCCCGACGGCGGCCAGCTGGCCGAGCTTGGTGGTGATCTTCGCGCCGTCATCGACAGTGGCGTCGTAGGCGAGGCCTGCGCGCGACACGATTGAGGGACCGCGCGCGACCACAATGCCAGTGGCGTCGGCGAGCGTGGCGTCGACGGCATAGAGCAAGACGGCCGTGGCGGTTTGCGCACCGTCTGCGCCACCGCTGGTGGCCAGCTTGTATTTGCCGCTGGCTGTGATGCGCCCCAAGACCGAGCCGACGGGATACGGCATGCCGATTAACAGGGTGATCACCTCGCGGGTGTAGTTCGGGTTGACCTCATATTTGAGGACATCGCCCATGCTGGGCTGTTCCGTCAGGACGGGCATTGGTCAGTCTCCATTTTTTGGGTGAGGGAAGTGGGCGCTGGTTCAGCGCTTGGCGTCGGTTGCAGCCTTTTTGGCAGCTGCGATGATCGGGCTGTCTTTTGCAGCGGCTGCTGCCGGGGCGGTGGCGATGATGCCAGCGGCATCGCTGCGGGCGGCCAGATCGGCCAGGACGCGGGCGCGCAGGGCTTCGGGCTTCAAGCCACGCGTGACCGCGTCAGCCGCGTCGATTTGGACCCCGAGGCGGGCGGCCTGCGCACAGACCTGCGCGACCTCGGCTGCTTCGGCACGAACAGCGTCGGCGTTCATTGCCGTTGTGTCGGGTGCCACTGCAACCGACACAACGGGCATCGTTGGTGCGGCCGTCGTTGTCGTCTGTGTGGGATTGGTGACGGCTGTCGGTGCCGGGTTCGGGGTATCTGTGGGCGTGGTGGTCATCTGTGGACCCTTTCTGCTGGAGGGAGTAGTGCCGCGGGGTGCGGCGGAGAAGGAACGAAAGGCGGTGACGGGATCGGCGAGATCGTCGGCGAGACCGGCGGTGATGGCATCGGCCCCGCGAAACACAGCCGCTTCCGTGGAAAGTGCTGCTGCATGGGTCATCCTATCCCCGCGCCCTGCAGCAACGGTTTCCGCGAAGAGAAAGCGGACTACCTCCAATTCGCGCTGCATCTGGTCGTGTACAGCCTCGGGCAGGGGCTGGTACGGATTGGCATCGATCTTGTGGGCACCTGCGTGGATCAGCGTGATGGCAATGCCCTTTTGATCCAGCGCTCCGCTCATATCTGTGTGCAGAGCGACCACGCCGATACTGCCGACCACCCCGGTGCGAGGCAGGACGATGCGGTCGGCCTGGGATGCCAGAACGTAGCCAGCCGATAGCGCATGTTCGGCGACAAAGGCGTGGACCGGCTTTTGCAATCGCGCCGCCCGAATGCGGTCGGCCAGATCGAAGGCGCCAGCGACCTCGCCACCGAAGCTGTCGATGTCCAACGCAATGCCGCGCACGCCGGGATCGGCGATGGCCGCCTGTAATTGAGCAGCAATCCCTTCATACGAAGTCAGGCCGGAGGATTGCCCGATCCACGCGCCACGGTGCACAAGTGTGCCCGCAATTTCGATCACGGCAATGCCGTCGATCAAGGCATAGGGTTGGCTGCCGTTGCGCTGGTGGCGCTGGGCGAGGTCATTTCCGAACAAAGAGGCGCGGGCAGGCATGGCGGCCGCTGTTTGATCTGAAACGTCGACTTCCAGCCCCTGGAAGGTGATTTCCTGCCCCGTGATGCGTGGGCCCAGCCCTGAGAGAAATGCCAGCGCTTTGGCCGGGTCGACCATTAGCGGCGTGTTGAAGGCGCGCTGGGCGATCTGGGCGTGGTACATTATACGCCCTCCTTGGGGTGGTCAGCCTTGTCTTCAGTATCTTCAGGCGCGTCGTCGCCTTCCGCGCCGTCCTGCTTGTCACCCTTGCCGCTGGCCGCGCCCGGCCCTTGGGCAGGGGATCCTGGACGGCGGAAGTCGAGGCCCAGCGCCAATTCGCGTTTACGCTCGGCAGCAATCTCGCGGTCGACCTGTTCGGCGTCATAACCGCGCTCCGAGATCGCTTGGGTGCGGGATTTCAGACCGGACTCGATCTGCAGGATCTCGGCCGAGGCGTCCTTCATCGGATCGATCCAGTCCCATTTCGTCGGCAACCAGGCGCAGGCCTGATATTGCCGCCGCTGTTGATCATAACCGGGCAAGTCGATGGCACCGGACAGCACCGCCACATCCATCCAGCGGGACCACACCGCGCGGCAGAGCTGGAACACCAGCACGCCATGCTGCCAGGCCGAGATGCGACGGCGAAATTCGATCAGAGAGATGCGCGTGTTGGAGAAGTTGCCTTTGGCGGTGTCGCCGGTCAGATAGCCGTACGGAATGCCCAGCGCCGCCGCGACTTGCAGCAAGGTTCGGTATTGGAACAGTTCATAGGTGCCGCCGGAATCTGGCGTGGCTGGGGTTGAGACGTCTTCGCCGGGGTCCAGCCGCACCACCTGGCCGGGTTCAACCTCCAGATCGTCCTCGGTCGGTTCCAGCGGGGTTTCTGGGGCGGGCGAGGTGATGAACATCGCGAACATCGCCGCGATTTTCTTCCGCTCCAGCTCCGCGTCGTCGTAGAGGTCCAGCGTGAACAGCTTGACGATTGCGGCGGCAAATCGCGACACCCCGCGCAGTTGGCCCGCCTCGACCGGGTCTAGGACGTGGATCACATCTGCGGCTGGAACACGGACGGTTTCACCAGACAGCCCGGGATCGGTCAAATCGCCGGGGTGGCGACGCAGAAAATGATAGGCCACGCGGCGGCCGATCCCGTCGAACTCGATACCCTGCCGGATCAGCCCTGCGCCGGGCAGGGTGCGGTTCATGTCCAAGGGCAGCATTTCCGCAGGCAACATCTGCAATTGTAGCGGCACGGTCAGACCATCCTCCGCCCGGCGCGGCCTGATGCGGATGAAGACCTCACCAGATAGGAACACTTCGCGCGCCGCCCGGCGCTGCAGCCCATAGAAGTCTGTCAGCCCTTCCGCGTCAGCGTCATCCGTCCAGGCCAGCCACAGTGCCTGCAGCTCTTCCTTCTTTGCGGCATCGGCGATGGTCGACGAGGGTTTGATCCCATCGCCGACGACATTGCTGGCGAAGCTTTCTACCGCATTCGCCGCATAGCCATTGTTCCGAACCAGCCAGCGGGCACGGGCGGTGATGGTGTCGCCCGAGGCTGCGATCAGAGTATTCACATGCGCGCGGCTGGCTCGGAACCCGCGCAGGCGACGATGCGCCTGCGCCGCATCAAACCCGCCAATGATGCTGCCGAGCCGCTGGCGGAATGCCTCGAATGCCATCTGTCACAGACCCTTTGAGGCGACAGTGCCCCAGCGCCGACGACGCGGGGCGCCAGAAGCGGCCGTGGCAATCCGGCCTTCCAGATCGCTGATCGCGTTCGCCAGTTCTGCGTCCGAGCCGTAGTTGATCGATTTACCGTCATAGCTGACAGAGCGAACGCCTGCGTAGCGCGCCTCCTGCAGTGCCGCCAGCAAGGCGCGCATCCGTTCCAGATCCATCTCAATCCCTCATGAAGTTCGGTGTGTAAGCCCGGCGTTTTCGCCGTGGCGTCGTTGGTGTTCCGGCCTTTGGCGCGGTCGGAGCCTCTGATGGTGCCGGAGTTGCCAGAGGCATCTGATGCTTGGTCTCCACCCCGGCCTGTTCTTCCAGCCGTCGCCAGGTTGCCTCATCCCAGCGATCCGCGCCCATGATCCACGCCGCCGCCCGGGCATAAACCCGGCAGTCCAGCGCCTCGTTACGTTCGCGCATTTTCTGCCATTCGGGGTGGCTGTAACCGCGCTTGTTGCGCACGGTGACGAGCTGTTCGGCGACCAGCTGCTTCAACCATTCGGTGTCGATCCAGTCGGGCAGGTGGACGGTGCCGGGGGCATCGAGCGCACCCAGCGCCCGGTCCTCGTCCGAGGGCCGTTCCAGCCGCAGGAAGCGGTAGGTCTCGGTTTTGAAGGTTGCCGTCGCCACCGACCAGAGCCGCGCGCCCCGGCGCAGACGTTTGCCGCCGATGGTGGCATCGACGAAGGTCGGGCCCGACACCGGCGTGGCTCGGTTGAACCCTTCCAAGCCCTTGATCGGCGAGACCTGGTCGAACCCTTGTTTTCTTGCCCATGCATAAACAGCCGGGGCCTCGTATCCAGTGTCGATGGCCAGCTTGGCGATCACCATCACCGCACCATTGGTGCAAGCCCACGTCTGCCCCAGCAGGGCCGTCAACTTATCCCAGCACTGCGGATCGTCGGGACCGCCCGCGATGACGATGTGATCGACCAGCCAGCTTGTCCTGTCTCGGCCCCAAGCCCAGACGTCGACCTCAATGCGGTCCTTCTGCACATCGACACCGGCAGTCAGGAACAGACCACCTTCGGGGATTTGCACCCCGCCATAGGCTTCGCGCCGTTCCGCCAGCCGCTGCCATTCCGGCGCATCGCCAGACTCGACCCATGTCTCGCCCAGCAGTGTGTTGCGCGCGGCGCGCAGCATCTCCTCGGAGCCTTGGGCAGCCAGCCAGTCCCGCGCGATCTGCTGCCAGCTTTTCCAGCCTAGCGGCGAATAGAGCGCCGAGATGTGGAAGCCGATGGAATGTGGATCAACTGAGGTCGCCGTCGCCCGCCACTCTCCTGCCGCCAGCATTTGCGTCTTGTGATGCTCGGCGATGGGCTTCTCGCACCCCTCGCAATGGTATGCCGCCGTGTCGGGCCGCCCCTTGTCCCAGCGCAGGCGCTCAAACTGCAGCCACTGCATTGCGCCGCAATTTGGGCAGGGCACGAAGTAGCGGCGCTGGTCCGATGCCTCATATTCGCGCTCGATCCGGCTGATGCCCCGGATGGTCGGCGTCGAGACCATGAACACCTTGCGACGGTGCGAGAAAGTGGTGGTCCGCGCCTCCGCCAGCGTGACCGGATCGCCTTCCTCGTCGGCCGATGCGGGATAAGCATCGACCTCGTCGAGGAAAATGTAGCGCGCAGGCATTGAGCGCAGGCCGGTGGCGCTGTTGGCCCCGGTCAGCACCAGAATGCCGCCTTGAAATTCCTTCGACAGCATCGAGTTTCCCGCATCGCGCGACCGGGCGGGGTTGACCAGCGCACGCAGCACTGGGCTTTCCGAGATCAGCGGGTCCAGCCGCCCGCGCGAGGTGCGTTTGGCCATTTCCACCGTGGGCAATACTGCCAACATCGGCCCTGGCGCGTGGTGGATCACAAAGCCGATCCAGTTATTGCCAGCCTCTGTTGCGCCAACCTGTGCGGCTTTCATGAACGAGATGCGCTGCGCCGGATGGCGCGGCGACAGCGCATCCATGATTTCGCGCAGATAGGGCGCTCGCGCGGTGCGATATCGCCCCGGTTCGGCCGCAGTACGCGACGACAGCCAGCGATGCGCATCCGCCCATTCCGACACCGTCAGATCAGGATCCGTGCGCATGCCTTTGCGCCAGCTGCGCAAGATATCCTCGGCCCCATCAAACCCCAGATCGAGGTCTGCGGTCAGGTCATCGTTATCCGAGGCTGACCCTGAGATCGGCGAGGGCTTCGAGGTGCTGTCTGACATGGGCTTCCAACACCCTCTGCAGGATCGCGGCCTCAATGATCACCGGTGTTCCGGTGTGTTTTTCCACTCCCAAAGCCACTTCCGCCGCCATCAATGCCGCCACCCTGCTGGGCCACGTCACCCATGTGTCGCGTTCCTGCCGCGCAAGGCGAAAGACCAGTGCCTCAGCCCGGGCGCGGTCGACCAACGTGCCCTTCTTCTTCTGGATGCCAAGTTGCTTGTCCTGCGCCTGGTAGACCGTCAGCGCGGTGCGGGCCTTCAGATAGGACGAGCTGTCGGCGGGGCCGCTGAAACTGCTATCGCCGCCGCCGGTGCTGCGCCGCTGCTGGTCGGGGTCGGTCATGTCGGCCCGCCGTACATCGGACGCCGCCGCGTTGATCGACCCGTCGCTGTAGACCACCAGCCGACTGGCCTTGCGTGCCTTCTGGATCGCCCCGCGTGACAGGCCGGTATGGGCGGAATACTCGCGTTCGGACATACCTTCCATGACGATTGCATTAACCTCAAGATATTGTAATTAAATGGAAATAGCGATATTATTCAGTTGATTACACTCCGCGATAGAGCGATTCATGGTGCGAGGCAAACGGGTGCATCGCACCCCTTACATGAGGATCGGAGGCCACCATGCGCGCACAGGAAAAGATGGGACACAGCTCGATGAGCGACGGATGGCGGGGTCACACCAGTCCCGCGCAAGAGCGGGTGAACTGGGTGATGGATGAAGTCATGTCGGGGCGGATGAGCCAGGCCGACGGGATGGTCGAGATGGCACGCGCCCACGAGATGATGCGCGAGGAAGCCTGCGCGCGCACGACCCACCCTGAGCACCGCTGGGAGGAGTGATCATGGCGAGCCGTAAAGCCAACACGACCGCCGCCCGCGATGCGCTGATCCTTGAGATCGCCCAGCGCCGGTTCTTCATCGAGACGCTGGAGACCCGCAATCGCGACCGGCTCGACTTCCACGATGTGGCCGTCTGGGCGATCCGCGATGCGCTGGAAGAGGCCTTTGAAGCTGGCCGCAGCACTGGCACTGGCGCCGCAACCCAACCCTGAAAGGACAAGATCATGACCACCACCACCATCCGCATCGACATCGCCACGCTGCCCGACCATCTGGACCGTTCGCGCCTGAACAGCGTCGCCGCCGGTATCGAGGACGCGCTCAAAGAGGCAGGCGTCCGCGCCGACTGCTCGGACATCTTCTCGCACATCAAGATCGACCTGCCGACTGCGCAACTGGCCGCCGCCAGCGCCGTGCTGGTCGAGCTGCAGCTGATTTGACGGGGGGCGATATGAGCACCCGGGCGCAGATCGCCATCCAGACCGGGCCCGACGAATGGGCGCATGTCTATGTCCACTTCGACGGCTATCCCGCCCATATGCTGCCCGCGCTGGCGCGCTGGAAGCCCGAAGACATCCTCGCCGCCCGAGAAATCCGGCAGGTCACGGCCGACGCGCTGGACCGCTTCATTCCGCCCCGCGCCCCGCGCATGCTGCCGCGTCCGACGCAGGAGTTTGCCCATCTTTATATGTGGATCGGCTGCCAATGGGTGAACGTGGTGCCGAAGGCAGATGCGGAGAGAGTATAATCAGAAAGCACTGATATTGCTCGTTATTGCCTACACTAACCACCCCGCCAGAGCGATGGTGATTACACCAAAACGATGCAACTCACCGAAGGACGACCAAGCCATGACCACCCGCCGCGCGACCGACAACACCAAAGCCCTCGACGCCTTCATGACCACCAAGTCCCAGATCGACGCGATTCTGGAGCGGTTGAAGGCCCTGAGCGATGACCAGTTCAACACCCACCCCGGCGAGATCAATTGGGGCGACGTTGGCTCCCTGAACCACTACGCCAGCTTGCTGAGCCAGATCACCGACAGCGCCTTCAAGGAGGGCGAACATGCCGCTTGATCCCGCCCAGCGCCACCAGATCGAACAGGACGCGATCACCGCCGCGTGGGAGGCCGAACGTCTCGTTGCCTGCGACGATGCCATCGCCTTGCTGCGCGAAATCGCCGATCTGGAACGCGACGACGATGGTGATGTGATCATCGGGACCGATGCCGATGGCCAGAATGACCTCATGTCCCGCATCACTGCTTTCCTTGCCACCCACGACCAATAGGAGGAACCTGCCATGACGAAACTCACCGAAACCCAGACTATCATCCTCAATGCCGGGGCCCAGCGCCCCGAGAACATTGCCCTGCCGCTGCCGAAGGGGTTGCACGGTGCAGCGGCGAAGATGGCCGTCACCAAGATGATGGAACGCGGCTGGCTGCAGGAGGTCGACGCCAACCTGCGCCGGAATGAACCGCTCTGGCGCGAAACCGGCGATGGGCACGGCACGACGCTGGTGGTCACCGATGCCGGGTTGCTGGCCATCGGGATCGAACCGGTGGTCGTCAAGACCTTGGTCGCCATCCGCGAACATGCCGCAAAGGCAACGCCACCGAAGCCGCCGACCCTGCGCCCCGGAACCAAGCAGGCGATGTTGATCGAGATGCTGCAGACCGATAAGGGTGCCACCATCGCCGAAATCGTCGCAGCGACCGACTGGATGTCGCACACGGCGAGGGGCGTGATTTCCGGGGTGCTGAAGAAGAAACTGGGGTTGGCGATCACTGCGACGAAGGTCGACGGCAGGGGATCGGTGTATCGGATCGGCTGAGGTCGCGATGAGCTCGATGTGTCTGTGTTGTCGTGATGTCATTCATTTGCTATGAGACAATATAGCAGAACGCTGGGTCAACGGCGCTGCTTATCCGAAAGTTTTAATTATGACACTTTTGAAGTTGGCTGCATATGAGCAGCCGCTTAAGTGGGCAGCCCTATTGCTAGGCCTGTTTAGCACGGTTTCCATCGTTCAGGATTGGCAATTGGCGGCTATGATGTTTGGCTTACCATTTTGCTTGATCTGGGTTTTCTGCGGCTGGCTCCGGACAGAGCCTCAGCTGAAACACATCAATGTAATCTTCTCAGCTCTCTATGTGTATGGGATATTTCGATACTTCTTCATCAACGCCTAACAGCGCCAGAGGCCGTAACGCCCGATCTTCTGTTTGTTTGTCCGGTTTTGTAACTCAGGTTGCGCGAGGTAAAGGCCGCTTGGTCCGCACAGCAGACATCGGCGGTCTTCTTCAGCAGAGTCACTTTGGGACGACCGTTGCCACCCTCCCCGTTGCCACCCTCCCCGTCGCCATCTCCCACCGGCGCACAGCGACGTCGCAATAGACCGGGTCCAGCTCCATCGCGAAACAGCGCCGTCCAGCGCGTTCTGCGGCGACCAGTTGGGTGCCGGAACCGCAGAACGGCTCATAGATCAGGTCGCCGGGATCCGAAAACGCCGTCAGCATTGCCTCGACTAGTGCAACCGGGAACACGGCCGGGTGCGATCCGGCTGCTCCCAGCCCACCCTTGTGGCGCATGATGCGGAAAACCGAGTCTGGGATGCGGTGGCTTTGGATTGCGTTGCCGGTGCCGGTTTTGGCGTGGACGGTGCCGTCGGCGCCGCGCAGCCCACCGCCGCCGAGGGTTTCGCCTGCGTGCTTGGACGGGACTGTCTTGTGCGGTTTGCGGGGCGCGCGGTTGAAGTGGAAAATGAACTCGTGCGACGGGGCCAGGCGGCCGTTCCAGTCTCCCGGCAAGCCCGGGCCCTGATCCCACACATACCAGCCAAAGCGTCGCCAGCCAGAGGTGCGCATCCATTCCACCCATCCTTCCCAATAGGGCTGCCATTCGCTGTCGCGGTGCACGAGGCCGAGATTGACCAACAGCTGTGCGTCGGTGGTGACCGGTGCCGCGGCGAACACGCCCTGCATCAGCGCATCCCAATCGCCGATCTTTTCCTTTGCCGCGCCGTAATCGCGCTGCTGGGCATAGGGCGGCGAAGTGAACATCAGCGTCGTTTGATCGCCCTGCATCAGCTTGGCCACGGCGGCGGCATCAGTCGCGTCGCCGCAGCAAAGCCGATGCTTGCCCAGCGCCCAGATATCGCCCGGCTTGGTGATGGGCTCAGTAGGTGGTTCGGGGATCGCATCGGCGTCGTCGTCGGAAATCGCCGGGCGGTCGTCGGCGTCAGCCAGCAGGGCGTCCAGTTCATCCTCGGGGATGCCAATCAGCCCGAGGTCGAAATCCTCGGCCAGCAGCGCCTGCAATTCTTGCAGCAGCAGTGCCTCATCCCAGCCACCCAGCTCGGTAAGCTTGTTGTCAGCGATCCGGTAAGCCCGGCGCTGCGCTTCGGTCAGATGACCGAGCACGATGACAGGCGCTTCCGTCAGCCCTAGGTGAGCGGCGGCCAGGATGCGACCGTGCCCCGCAATCAACTCGCCGTCGGCCGCCACCAGCACCGGCACGGTCCAGCCGAACTCGGCCATGCTGGCGGCGATCTTGGCGACTTGGTCGGCGTCGTGGGTCTTGGCGTTGCGGGCGTAGGGCTTCAGACGGGCCAGGGGCCAGTGTTCGATTTGGCCGGGCGGCATGATCATGACGCAGGTCCTGCCAGAGGCCTGCAAACGACCAGCGTTGTTCTGCCGGGGAGATACCAGCTCGGGAAGTCCTCGGGCCAGTTGACACGAAGCCCATAGATTGCCGCCGTGTCCTCAGTGTCCTGACGCTTCGCTGCATCGAAAGTGCCGTAGAGATGCGCGGCCACTGCGGCGGCTTTCCTGTCCTTGCGGTAGAAATAGCCGTGATCCACAAGCGCGCGCGGCCAGGGATCGACGTTATAGCCGCGCCCATTGAACAACCCACGCCTCGCCAGAACCGAAGGCGAGAAGTCCGATCTGGACAGATGCCAGCCATGGCGTTCGCCGAACACCACGGCCAGTCGCTGGCGCGTGGCGTGCAGATCCTGTTGCAGGGCGTTGCTCCGGGGATAGCGTTGCGCGTCGCGCAGCTTTTCCTGGAACTCGGTCACTGTGTTGACAAGAGCGGCAACCTCGTCACCGTGCAAATCGGCGGGCTGCATGTGGGGCGCGTTCATGCTGCCAGTCTCCTCGACTTGGTGGCCGCGAAGGTTTCGCCGGTTTCCGCCAGCACAGCCTCCTGACCCGTGAAGGATTGCCAGCGCGCGATGGCCACATCGACATAGGCCGGGTTCAACTCGATCCCGAAGCACACCCGACTTGTGGTTTCGGCCGCGATCAGCGTGGTGCCGGATCCCATGAAGGGTTCGAACACCGCCTGACCCGGGCTGGAATTGTTCAGCATCGGGCGGCGCATGCATTCGACCGGCTTCTGGGTGCCATGGACGGTTGCCGCGTCCTGATCCTTGCCGGAGATATGCCATAGCGTCGTCTGCTTGCGATCTCCGGCCCAGTGGCCCTTGCCGGTCTTCTTGACGGCATACCAGCAAGGTTCATGTTGCCAGTGATAGTCGCCGCGGCTGAGGACGAGGCGGTCCTTGGCCCAGATGATCTGCGACCGTACGGCGAAACCCGCCGCCAGCAGGCTCTCGGCGACGGTCGTGGCATGCAGTGCGCCATGCCAGACATAGGCGACATCGCCGGGGAACAGCGCCCAAGCCTCGCGCCAGTCGGCCCGGTCGTCGTTCAGCACGCGGCCTATGCGCTTGGTTTTGGCGGCCCCCGCCTGGTTGCGCCAAGACGGGTCATATTCCACGCCGTAAGGCGGGTCGGTCACCATCAGCAGCGGCTTCACTTCGCCAAGAAGGTGCCCGACCACGTCCGCCGAGGTGCTGTCGCCGCAGATCAGCCGGTGCGACCCGAGTTGCCAGATGTCGCCCGCCACCGACACCGGCGTGACCGGAGGTTCCGGAATATCATCCTCGCCTTCGACCGCGCCGCCTTCCAGCTGATCGGGATCGCGCAATAAGGCATCCAGATCCTCATCGGTGATGCCCAGCAGCGTCAGGTCGAAATCCTCGGCCAGCAGCCCCGCGATCTCGTCGCGCAACATCGCCTCGTCCCATTCGCCCAACTCGGTCAGTTTATTGTCGGCGATGCGGTACGCCCGGCGCTCCGCCTCGTCGAGGTGGCTGAGGCGGATCACCGGCACGTCCTTCAACCCGAGCATCGCAGCCGCCAGCACCCGGCCATGCCCGGCAATCAGCTCGCCGTCGTCGGCCACCATGCAGGGCACGGTCCAGCCGAACTTCGCCATGCTTGCTGCGATCTTGGCGACCTGGTCGGTGCCGTGGATCTTGGCGTTGCGGGCGTAGGGGCGCAGCCGGTCAATCGGCCACGTCTCGATCTGGCTCGGTGCAAAGACCAGGTCCATGGGCAGTTCTCATTTAACGTAAGGCGGACGTGCCGATAGGCGCGGGCAACATGGCCAGCGACAGGATCGGGGTCCGCGATGTGGGGGAAACGAAAATGCCCGCGAGGGGATACCTGCGGGCACTATTCTTCGATGATCAATAGGTAGGTCAAGGGGGGCAGCTTTGTC